TATTTTTTATAGTTTTTATAAACATCTTCAAATGTATCAGCAGCCTTTTTATAATCAATAGTAAACCAACCTGATTCAGGTATAAGCATATCTTGTACTACTGATGATGGGTGAAGTTGAGTAATTTGACCTGGGAGTAGTATTGACATTTCTTCATCTAGGAAATCTAAATGGCCACTGTATTTAGGAGCAATTACTGGTTTGCCTGTAATTGATGCTTCAAGTAATGGGCGACCATATCCTTCACCTTTAGTAAATGTAACGTGTGCTTTTACTTTTGGATGATTATATAATTCATTTACTTCTTCATCACTTAATTCACCGTGTATTAAATAGATACTTGGTAAATCTCCTTCTATTGATTCCTCAATACTTCTAATTTTAAGTAATATTGAATCTCTATCCATAATAGAATAGTTACCAGCAGATGTTTTTAGAATTAATCCAGGACGGGATTTTTTATTTTTAAATGTTTCAAGGAATGTTTTAACTAACATACCAACATCTTTTCTATCTTGTCCGATTTCACCTTGTAACCAGTGACCTACAAATAGATAATTAAAGTCTTCTTTAACTAAATCGTTAATTGATTCTGTTACTTCGCCTTCAGTACTATCTAATTTTTTATAAATGTCTGTATTAGCGCCTTCAAATAATACTTCAATTGGCTTTTCAACTGCAACTTTTCTTACTAATTGACCTGTTTGATTATTTTTTTCTTCAAATGAACTATTTTCAAATACCTTTTTAGCATGTTCTGAAGATACTAAGGTTAAATTCATTCTGTTAATACCATCAATCCATTGTGGAGCACATAATGTAGTTTCAATACCTGCTGTAACGCCAATATTAAATTTACCTACAGCTTGAAACTCATTTGGTACTGTAACTTGGATCCAAACATCTGGTTGACGAGGCAACTGAGGTTGATTCCAAATACAATCAATAATTGATTTATGATCAGGATTGCTTGATTTTAAAAACCCAAATGGTGTTGCTCCCCATCTTTGAGGCAATATTTTTACTTCATATTTTTCAGATTTGATAAGTGCTAAAGCAATATCTCTACTTCTAGCTCCATAACCTGAATGAGTGTCAATTGGGCAACTGATTATAACTAATTGTTTCATATTATTGTGCGATAACGTGTTTTACAAAATGAAGTGGTTCGTCAAGTGGTTCTACTTTAATAAATTCAAATGCATGTCTAGGTTGGAATTTATCAAATGTTTCATCAATAGCATCAATTACATTTTCAGCCATTTTTCTTGCTGTCATCATTGATTCATCTGATACAACCCACTCATGAGCATGTTGAGAAATCATTTCATATAAATCAGGACGTTCCATCTTTAATTTATATACTTTCATAATTTGCTCAGCTATATCATGTGGTTCAGCTCTATCATCAAAGATATAAGGTGTAGGTACTGATCCAACTAAACTGTGATTTGAAGGGAATACTGGAAAAGCCCAGTCACCATGATCTTTATATTTACCTCTATGGTTAGAACCAAATTCAGAAGTAAATTTAATCCACTCGTGGTTTTCATCTTCAAATCGCATTTGGTCTTGCATACCACCTGTTACTGTAGCAATGATTGGTTTTCCACAAATCATACCTTCAGTAAGTGATAATCCCCATCCTTCATTTGAACTTACAAGTGCTACTACATCAGAAGCATTATAAAGTAAATTCATAATATTAGATGGATTCTTACCTGTAGAGTATACAATATTGTATTTTTTACTTCTACCAAACATCATTTGTTGTACTGCTGGTAGGTCAGTTCCATTTTCATCTATTGGTTGAGTATGCATTGTAAATACACACTTTTTAGCTTGCTCTTCTGTTAGTTGATCAATGAATATCTTCCAAGCTAACATCAAATCAGGAACTGATTTGCGGCGGATGTTTCTAGCATTGTAAAGCAAGTTAAAATCATATTCTTTACCTTGGTAAAGTGCTTTTTTAAATTCTTGTAATGCTAAGTATTCAGGATGTTCTTTAGTAATAGGGAAGAAAAACTTTTCATTAATACCGTGTGGAACATACTTAATTACTTTTTCATCTGCTATTTCTTCACCTAATACACACTTATTAATATTTTCTGTTTGTTTTGAAATTGCCATCAAGCAATCACAAGACTCATAGAATGACTTATTATACATTGGATAAGGCAAATCATCCCAAATATTAAGATAAATAATCGGTAATGTTTTTCTTAATTCGTGTTCCATTTGAAACAACCAAACCCAATATCTTGGGTCAGTAAACATCATCAATGCATCTGGCTTTTCAATATCGATTAGATGTCTAATTAATTCTGGAGATCCATATCCATCTGTTGGGTATAGGAACACACTTGAATCACTAATACCAGCATTTTGATTAGTGTCATCACTAAGATCAAAACGCTTACCTCTGTCAGGATGGGTAATAGCACCACCTACATTTATCCAATTGTAATGATGCGCAGTGCCAATAACGATTTCACGTGCCATAGTGGAAATACCACTGGTCATACGAATATCATCACATAGCAATAAAATTTTTTTACGTTTTTCTTGCGGAATATAACCTTCTTTCATGTAACTAAATTAAATACTTCCTGTAAATTGTGTGTCTAATTGGTTGTGAATTGATTTTCTGAATTCTTCATTTGTTAGGTATAAGAACATTGAGCGCTCTGTTAATTTTTGTACGCTGAATTTGTACTTAACACATGCAATTTTAAATTGCTCAAATAAATCTTCAGGAACCTTCACGCTTGTTAATTGCATTTTGTTTCCCATAATATTATATTTTGATATAAATATATACGTTTATATGGAAGAATGCATTTTATCACAAAGTTCTTGTTTGTCGTTGTAGGGACACCATCTACATGATTTTTCACCTACATTTTTAAGATACGACTTTATTTTAGGTTTACCAACATCATCAAAGCAGTCGTTGATAAAAGATTGAAAATTATCTACTGCTTGCTTGCGTTTATTTTTTCCGCTTGCTGGTTTGAAGTGTTGGGTTCTTGGGATTGCATATTCGGATTGCTCCCAGATTTTGCGTTTGACGATGAAGAATTCGACCTCAATCTTTTCAACGTCGACATTAAACTGAGTCGCAAAGTACTGCTTGTATAAGAGTACTTGAGCAAGTTTAGTATCGTCTTTTTTGTCATTATCTGACCAGCCTCTGGTTGATGTTTTGATGTCATATATGTAAATTTTATCTAAATCTTCATCATACAATGCAAAATCAATGAATGCTTTGTAGAATAAATTATTTTGTACTTTTAGCAACAGTGGTAATTCTATTCCAAGCAAACGCATTTTGCGTATTGTAAATAGTTTATTACGGTTTTTCTTAATGAATGTTAATATAGCAACAGCATCATCAAAGAATTCACCCATCTCATCAGCATTACTAAAGTGTGCGCCTGCTGCTTTATATTCTTTAGAATATACCTCTGCAAATTTAGATTGGAATAGAGCAATTAAGTCCATTTTATCAGCAGCAGCTCCGCTTTCATTATACATTACAGTAATATAATCCTGTATTGTTTCATGAAACGCCGTACCAAACACAGTATGAATACTAGCTTGGTACGGTTGTTTGTTCTCTACATAGGTAAGATACCATTTGTGAGGGCATGAACTCCACATTGAGTATTGGGAGTAGGAGACGCTACGCTGGAAACTATGATTAATCTCTGGTGATTGATAATTTTTAATTTTCAATTCAACATCAGAGTACTTTTTCTTGGCTGCCACTTATTATTAAGTCTTGTTTAATTTTTTCTAAATACAAGATAGCATCCATATGCTCTTGTTTTGCATGTTCAATCCATTCTATTAAATCTAAATCAGTACGATCTAGATCAACACCGTATTTTGCTTTACCTTTTTTAGAACGATCAATAAATTGACCTATAACTGATGTTACTACTGAATCAAGCTGAAATGTATCTTCTTGTTGTTGTTCCATTTCAACTAAATAGTTTCTATAATCGGTTTCGTTATTAATTTGTCTACCCATTTATCTGTAATGTTATATTTTCTAATTCGTCTTTAGGAAGCATATCAATATATTCTTTAGCTTCCTTTTTACTGATTTCGTAGTAAGCAGCAACTGCTTCTATTTGCTCTACTTTATATTCCTTTTTATTCTTGGCTTTAATATATTTAAGGAATTTGTATTGTTTAGGAATAAGATCCTTATACAGGTTGTATAAGTATACTCCTTTCATTTGCCAAGTATTCTTTTGAACATAGTTAACCACCTCACAGTAATCAGGATCCATACTGAGATAACGATTAATCATCCAGTTATTCCATCCTTCGTCGCCTAAATAAGCGCCTTTATTAGTAGTGATATTTTTAATATGATCAAATATATTCATTAGTAGTATCTTGAATCGTTTTGGTTTTTAGTAGAGGTATTACTTAGTGAAATATAATGCTCTAACTCTGCTCTCAAATCAGTATATTTTTTAAATAATCCTTGCAGCTCGCCTTCTAAAAATTTAATTTTATTGTCCGATGCTTTAAGTGTTTCAGATAATCCTAATACTTGAGCTCTTAATTGCTCATTTTCAGTTTGTAGTTCTTGTGCTTTCATTTTATAACGATTGAATATTTTCAGAAGATTTACCATAGAATTGTTTTAAAGGTGCTTGAATGAAATCTTCAACTAGATCTCCACACTTAGCACAAACGACTAATTGGATAGGTACCA